TAAAAATATCAGAATTAGCTTTAATTAACCAACTTAATGCAAACACAAGTAATACTTTGTTTGTTGCTGTTGATGTTCCCACTGGTGTAACTGGTAAATTTACTGGTCATACATTGGCACAGGGGTTGTATTCAAATGAGATATTGAATGTTGGTTTGAATCAAAGTTTCTTACCAAATACAATCGCACAATACTCTTTGGCAGGTGCATCATACATTCAAACAAACTTAGTTAACTTAGATGATGGTGGTACTGCTGATATTGTTGTGACGGCAAACGCTAAGTCTGGTGGTACCGACTCAGCTTACTTCATTGACATGGGTTTTGCCAATGCAAACGTAACACCTGGACTTGAATTCAATAACTTAGGCACCTCTCTCAATCCATTGGATGGTTACCTTTATGTACAAGGCAATGGTGTAGGTGGTTCACCAGCAAGAGGCGGTAACCTAATTGTTGGTGCCACTTCAACCAATACTGAGATTAAAATTATCGCCGGCGGTTATAATTCAAGTAATATTGTGGCTAAATTTACTGGTGATGGTTTCAAAATGGTTAATGGCCATCCAATTTTCTTCTCAGATGGTACCACACAAAATACAGCATCAAATCCTGCCGCATACTCACAAGCGGCTTTCAATAAGGCCAACAATGCACTTGCTAATACAACAGGAACATTTGCGGGTGACCTTACATTGACAGGCAATTTAATTGCAGCTGGTATACAATCAACAACAGGACCAATTTCAACGAGTGCTTTGATTGTTAATGGTACTACAAACATGTCTGGTATCGTTTCAATGAACGCACAGGTTGTTTTGACTAACACTTCATTCACAAATACACAATCTGCGTTAACAATTACAGCAACACCAACTGTTGCAGCACCATCAAATGACGGTTACATGGTTCACATTTCAGGCAAACAAAATGTATCATCTCGTATTGTTACAGATTCTTATGGTGCTAATACATATGTGGTGTATGCAGGTCGTACTGCAAGAGGTAATGTAACCAATCCAACTGCTGTACAATCTGGTGATATTCTTTCTCGTTTCTCTGGTAACGGATATGGTACAACAAATTGGGCACCATTTGGTTCTGCTCGTATTGATTTTGTTGCAACTGAAAACTATACAGATGCAGCTCGTGGTTCTCAGATTCAATTCTGGAACTGTCCAGTAGGAACAAATACATTAACACAGATTGCAACATTTAATGGTACAAGTGTTACATTTTCAGGTTCAGTGAATCCACAAAAAGGTTTCATATATACACCAACACAATATCCAGGTGCTCAGACAGCCATCACCATTGACTTTGCAAACAATTCTGTTATTCGTGCCAATACTTCTACTGGTTGTACTGTTTCATTTGTGAACTACACTTTAGGTAAAGAAGTTGTGTTGTGGTTGACAAACACAGCACCCGCAAATCAGACATTTACACATGGTGTTAATGCATTAAATTCAACAGTCAACTCAACAACATATGGTATTCCAGGTACATCAACAATCATGGCAAGATACTTTAGTTTTGGTAATGACCTTGCAAATACTTTCGTTGCCGTTGTACATGCTTAATAAATAGAACACTATGGCAAATAAAAATATTCTCACATCGGCGGCAAAAGTCACACAGATTAGACAGGCGTATTACTCTCCTGTCGCTGTCATACTACCTAAACTTAACAGTCCTTTAGCATCAGTCTATTGTTTTCTCGCTAAAGTGGATGCATGGCCAGATGAAAATAACCCAACAACACCAGTAGAAACACCAAAAGATGTAAAGAAAATCTTTAAGAATATTTTTGCTACTAAAAACATTTCTTCAGGTTCAATTTCACCTGTGATACAAAGAGTTGATTGGACTTCTGGTATAGTATATGATTATTACCGTGATGATATTAATATCATGGCACAAGATGATAACTATAATAATCTTTATAATTATTATGTAAGAAACAGATATGACCAAGTATTCAAATGTCTGTGGAATAATAATGGTGCAGCATCAACTTATGAACCATATTTTCAACCAGGTTCTTATGGTACCAATAACATATACACAGGTCCAGATGGTTACCAATGGAAATATATCTATACAGTAGATATTGGTGCTAAAGTAAAATTCATGGACACAAACTGGCTTCCAGTTCCTGTCAAAGATTACTCACCTAATCCTTTACTTTGGGATGCCGGTACTGGTAATATAGATGTGGTCAATGTAATCAATGGTGGTTCTGGTTATGATCCAGCAAACTCAGTAGTGTCAATTGTAGCAACAGGCGATGGAACTGGATTTGCTGCTACTGCTAACGTATCTGGTGGTTCAATTCACAATATAGTTGTGACTTCACCTGGTTCTAATTATACGACAGCAACTGTTTCTGTTGTATCAGGTTCTGGTTCTGGTGCAATCATTGAAACACCAGTTTCACCTGTTGGTGGCCATGGTTCCGATCCAATGTCAGAATTAGGTTGTTCTCATGTAATGTATACAGTTGAGTTTAATGGTTCAGAGGGTGGTCTTATTCCAACTGATGTAGACTTTCATCAAGTTGGATTGATTTTTAATCCAACAACAACCAGTTTAAGTCCTTATGTGGCTAATGGTTCCGTATACAGTACAACAACCGATATCATAGTTTCACCAGGTTTTGGTACATATACAAACGATGAGTTTATATATCAAGGCACAAGTTCATCAAACACCACATTTTCTGGTTTGGTATTGAGTTTTAATACATCAACCAATGTGGTTAAAGTTCTAAATACATCAGGTACAATAACAACCAATACAACATTATATGGACAATCATCTGGTACTGCAAGAACTTTGTTATCGTATAATACTCCAAATTTTGTGTTAAATTCAGGATATCTAGCATTCGTTGAAAATAGAACCGGTGTGCAAAGAAGTTCAGACGGAATAGAACAATTTAGATTTGTTCTAGGTTACTAAAAGGATAAAAATGGCTTTAAATTTTAATGTTGACCCCTACTATGATGACTTTGATCCATCAAAGAACTTTCATCGTATTCTTTTTAAACCTGGTTTTGCAGTTCAAGCCAGAGAGTTGACACAATCACAAACTATTTTACAAAGTCAGATTTCAAAGTTTGCTGATAACATCTTCTCACAAAATACTCCAGTTACTGGTGGTAAAGTTACAACAAACTTGAATTGTTATTATTTAAAGTTGGTCAACTCAACTGGTTTGATTGCTGGCAACTTCTTAAATAAAGTTATAAAAGATACAACTGGTACCATTCTTGCTAAGGTTGTTGCAACTGCCGAAGCAACAGGTACAGATGCAAATGCTGGTGATCCACCTACGTTGATTATTACTTACCTTTCTGGTATACAATTCAGTGATGGTGCATCAATAACTACAACTGACAATTCGGTTAGTGGATTATTAATACCAACAGGATCAACAGGTCTATCTTCTGTAGCATCCATTTCTGATGGTGTTTTCTATGTTGTAAATGGATATTCATATTCAAATACACAAAATGCTGATGGTACATATAGCAAATATTCTATTGGTAATTTTGTTTCTGTACAACCACAGACAATTATTTTAAGTAAGTATAGTAGCACACCTTCTGCAAGAATCGGTCTTACTATTACTGAAACTATTTACGATTACATTAACGATTCTTCTTTACTCGACCCAGCAATTGGTGCAACAAACTATCAAGCACCAGGTGCTGACCGTTATGTTGTCGAGTTGACATTAACATCATTGTCATTAGATATTGGAAACGATGACCAATTTATTGAATTGGTTAGAATCAACAATGGTTCAATTATTAAACAAGTTAACGATACTGTTTACTCCAAAATCAATGATTACATTGCTAAGAGAGACTATGAAACCAATGGTGATTATATCGTTAATGATTTCAAATTAACACCAATGAAACATGGTGGTAAACATGGTACAGCCGATGACTATTATGATTTGACAATTGGTAAAGGTCTGGCTTATGTACAAGGTTATAGAGTAGAAAACCAATCTCAAATTACTTTAACAGAAAATCGTGCAAGAACAACAAAGAGTTCAGATAGTAATTCTGTATACATGGATTATGGTAGTTACTTTGTTACAGATTCATTGACTGGTTTGTTTGATATTACTTCAATGCCTACAGTAGATTTGCATTGTGTATCTACTGCAAACGTTAATTCAGCAAACGCAACAACATATAATTCCACATTGGTTGGTACTGGCTTTATCAGAAACTTGGACTATCAATCTTCTACAAGTACAAATACAAAGAGTTATATTTGGCACACATACGTTAATGATATCAATACACAAACATTAACTGGTAATGTGGCAAGTGCTAC